CGTTTCAATACGTATTCTAGGCTTACTAAATATATCTTCACCTCTTCTTAATAGCGAATCTAAATAGAGTTTATCTTCATAAGGATAATTTGTAAAGAGATCAAACCAAGTCATTTCTACTCCTACTATAAGTCCCCAATCGGACTGTATCTTTTCTATGTTCACCATTTCTTTTTTAGCTGCAGGGTTTTCTTTTAAATACTTTTTTAATTGTTCTTTTTTACCCCGTGCAATTCTATCTTTCGGTGCAATATAAAAATATAATTTGTTAAGTGCAGCTAAACTAATAACTTCACCTTGTTGTAAATCTAACCATGTCTGTAATGCTGTCAGTCTTTTTTCTGATACAGAATTTCCATATCTTGTTGCATAGTAAAAACCTTTTTCTCTACAAAACATTGTTAGTCGTTTACATATATTTTTTGTTCTCCCTAACATAATCCAATTACCTTTAGCTGTTTCTCTCGCATAATATAAATCAGCATGTCGAACTATCTTTCCTTCCTCGGGCCGTGGTTCCCAAGTCTTGTCTCTTTTAAACTTAATTCTTTCTCTAATTTTCATCGCTACTTTATGAATAGATTTAGCACAACGATATGATTGTTTTAGATTAACTACATCACCTTCCATTTTAATAAAATGTTTTGGGTCAACACCACTCCATGAATAGATAGCCTGATCATCATCTCCTGCAATATAGGTCTGCATTGCATTACTCTGTAGCTTTTCTTTCATTTTTAATTGTAGAAAGTTTAAGTCCTGAGCTTCATCAATAAAAAGAGCATCTAAAGGAATGTCATCGCCTCGAATGACATATTCCTCAATCATGTCTGTAAAGTCAAAATATCCCCTGGCCTGTTTAAATTTATTGTAACCATTTGCAAACTTTTGAAGAACAGTGAAAGAGAAGTCAAATCCCCCTTGATTATACTCTGTTCGAAGAGGAACACCCCGGTGTCGTGCATTTTGCATGATATTGAGGTATTTATTGTTATACATTTTCATCCCCGTCTCTTCATCCTCGACAGATTTAACAGGCACATACAGGCCCATTATTTTGGAAAATTCCTCGAATTTTTCGTCGTCCATAAGCTTTGCTGTATTTAAATTGGAGTTTTCTAGGGCAAGACTGTGCATCGTCCGAAAGTATTTAAACTTATCGGTGGGGAGTTTAAACTTTGCAACAGCCCTGTCCCTAGCTTCCTGTACCGCTTTCCTGGTGAAGGAGACATAACCAATACTTTCAGGTTCAGTGCCACTATTGAGTAAGGAGTCAACTATAGATAACAGTTTCGTGGTCTTACCTGTACCTGGCGGTCCAAGAATTATGGTAGGCGTTTTCATTAAAATGCTGTCTCCTTTTTTAGTTCCATACTAGGTGGATCATCAGGCTCTAATGGTTCATCAAACGCCTTAATCTTTATAAGTCTTAAAAACTTTGTCTTGTTATCACTGCCTGATCGAACAGAAGTGTTATACTCTTCATATTCAAATCGATACAGTAATGCCATGACATGACTTCGATCATTTTTAAAGCCTGCGCTTTTCAAATGTCTCTGTAAATCTTTTAGTCTAAACATAGTAAAGCCTTCTTCGGTATAAGGTTTACCATCTAAGATATCAATCTTATCGATTGCTCTTGCTCTATTAACACAGAAGTCTTCTAAATGATCAGTGAATTCACCAAACTCAGAAGCATCCTCAGATATTTTTATTTCTACTGCTTCTCTCATTAAACGATTAACAGTATTTCTCCAATCCTCTGCGGACATTCCTTCAGGTCTGTATCGTATTGATAAGTTAGACATACAAGCTTCTGCAAATTGATCTTGTAGTCGTAGCTGCGTTGTTGTGAACTTACCTCGACCAACTTTTAAAACTTCACCGCTCTCATCGAGAACAGGAACATCTAAAAACCAAACAGGTGGCTCTGATAACAATACCGCAGGGTTGGCATACTCAGGTATCTGGGTTCTGCCAATACCATATTTTCTTTTACGACAAATATCTTTTTTACATAAATCACAAAAAGGAGACTGCTTACATTTGTAACCATAATCTTTTTTATCTGTTGATCTTTTAATCGCAATAACTTCTTCAGAGTTCAGAGGATCTTCAATATATTCTCTGTTAATTCTATCTAACTGATCTTTCCAATCATCAGGATACTTTTGTTTTAGATAAGTCGTCATCATGAATAAGAACTCGTTCCGTGAGCCGTGAGACACTTTCTCTGTAGCAAGCTGTTGGAGACACGGAGGACCGTCCTTAAATTCTTGTATGCCTAAAGTTTCCTCGGCTTTCTTTTCTTCTTTTTTGTAGTTAAGTTCCTGGAACTTTTCTGCTGTTAAACAATACTTATCATAGAGTTCAAAGAAATGATCGACAGTCGAAGCTTCTCCATTGTCGTCGTATAGATATCGAACACCACGGTTGCCTCCATAAAAAGGAATGTTAATGAAATTTCCTCGGTCGCCTGCATCAAAATCAATCTCTTCTTGTCGTGGAAAGATATCTATTTTACCTAAAAATCCTAAAGCTTTTGCCATTGAGTCTAGTTTCTTTCTCATACTTGCAGCAGAAACTTTCTCATTTAAAAATAAATATAGGTGATATCCATTACTTTTAGAGCGAAAAGGAATTAAAGGCATATTTAATTCTCTTATCTTTGCTAATAAATCTTTTGGCTCAGGTCTATTTTCTAAGTATTCATCGACATCAATAGCACCCCAAGTGCATGTATTATCTTTTCTAATTGGAACAATACCTAAAGACGGGCCATTGCCCATCAAATGTTGTGTGAAATTATCTTCGGTTAAGGGTTTATCTCCTATAAAATATCTACCCTTTTGTTTTCCGGTTTCAGGTTCAGTTTCTTTTGCAATAAACTGTCCCCAGCCCTCTTCGAGCCCTTCGAATATCTTTGCAAATTTTTTTACTTTATCGTTCATGTAACTCCCCAGTTAAAAACTGTGGGGGCAGGAGCCCCCACAACACAAACTAAAACGGTATTTCGTCGTTAGATTTTGTTGAAGCAGTAGGTGCGGATGTTTCTTCTACTCCATCTGCAGCTCCGTGATCCACGGTCTTTTCGCCTTTTTTCATAGACAAATAGAAACCTTCAGCTTTTTTAAAGGTTTCAACGTTATCGACCATTTTATCAGCTTCAATTTCCCAACGATTCCAAGCACCTTTTTTATTGCTTTCGTCTTTTGACTTAGCAGTGTAAATGAAACCATAAGACGGTAGAGGTCTGCCGTCAGGTAGTTTCTTCATCATTTGTTGGGACATCCAATTCTTAGATATCTTTCGATTGGATCCCTTCATGATCATGAGTGCTTCATACATTGGGTTATAATCGTCATCTAAAACGACAACGAAATGAGAACGTGTGTCTTCCACGTAGTGACCATTCTCTAACCAATCTTTTCCGCCATTAGGTTTTGTCTTAGTCATAATGTCAGATTCTTTTGGATAGATATTTATTGGTGCACTTGGGCCTGTACCCATTTCTGCCCACTCAATATATTCTCTGTTGTAAAAACAAGGAATAACCTTAATACCTTTTTCGCCATCAAAGATTTCTTTTGTGACAGTATTAACAATATCTCCTGCTTTCGCACCTTCGATATATTTGCCTTTGCTCTTATTTAACTCGGGCGATGACGGTGATAAAACCTTCAAAAACGGTAGGGCTAAGTCTTCTGTGCCCGTTACGTTTTCAAATCCCGTGCCTGCATTTTTGCTAACAAGATCAGCGATCGCCACACTTGCTTCTTTTTTCTTCACTACTTGATTCATGTTTCTTTATCCTTTAGTTATTTTTGTTTGTTGCCCGATGAAAGCACCAAACTTGTCTAACGGTAGATCGTCCCGTCCTTTCTCAACGACTTGTTCGTTAACGAAAGCACGCAGTGTTGAGGGTTCTACCTTCTCCTCTTGTTTCGGCATTAGACCAAGCTTCTCTACTTCTTTTTTGAAGTTTTCTGCTTTTGCATCTTCTCCTCTGCCAAACGAAGCACTGATTATATTTTTAACCAGGTCTCCAAAACCATTATCCCTAAGCCATTGATAAACTACAGGTCTATCTTCTACCTTAGGTGTAACTCTTAATAAAGGCTTGATTTGAATTTTCTCGCCTGTTTTTAATTGTAAAGTCTGTAACCCCAATTCTTGCATTGCCTGAGGGATTAATTCATATGAAAGTTTTTCTTTCATATCAGTAAGTTCTTTTTTTAATTGATCAGCCTGATCAATTGCATTCTCAGTCTGAGATAGTTGCTCACATAATTTTGCAACGTCTTTTACCTCATTTAAATCTATTTCATTAGATAAGGTATGCGCTACATTAGCTAGAGCTGCTAATTGGTCTGTAGATATCGTCTCCGTCATCAAATTCTCCTTTCTGGTATAAGTCAATCTGCACAGGATAATACATCATTTCAGTTTTATCCCACTTGAGCAATTTATATTTACCTCTGTTTATATCTGACACAATCGAACAAGCTATTCCAATAGCTGCAGGATCTCCCATTAACAACAAATAATCTTCGTCTGTGAAATTTTTTAAGACTCTTTGCATTTGTTGTATTGTTGGCGCGGCAGATAAAACAATCTGTCTTCTAAACGGTAATACTAAAGTAAGCTCGCCAAATTGACTTGCGGATAGTATATTACGTTCTGGTCTTTCTTGTATTACGTATACTTTTGCCATTATTATTATCTTTCTTGAAATAAAAATAATATCGATTATATTATTGTCAAGAACTTTAATACAAAAAAATGAAATATAAATTTAAAACTAAGCCATACGAGCATCAAATAAAAGCATTAGAGCTATCCTGGAAACGTAAAGAATTTGCACTTTTTATGGAGATGGGAACGGGAAAATCTAAAGTTTTAATTGATACAATCGCTATGCAGTATGACAACGGGTTAATTGACTCTGCTGTTATTGTTGCGCCAAAAGGTGTTTATCGAAATTGGGAGAAAGAACAAATTCCCCTACACATGCCTGAGCATGTCGAACATACTTGTTATGTTTGGTCTCCTAATCACACAAAGAAAAAACTAGAAGAGTTAGAAGAAGCCTTGGGCATATTAGATCAATTGAAAATTCTTATTGTTAATGTCGAAGCTTTTAGTACAGCCAAAGGTGTCAATTACGTTACAAAGTTTTTAAACGCTAACAAAAGTTTATTAGCCGTTGATGAATCTACGACAATTAAAAATAGCACTGCAGCTCGTACAAAAAATATTATTAAAATATCTAAGTTAGCACGGGCCAGGAGAATACTAACAGGTTCCCCGGTCACCAAAAGTCCTTTGGATTTATTTAGTCAGTGTCAGTTCTTAGATGATTATTTATTAGAGCAAGATAGTTATTATGCTTTTCAAAATAGATACGCCATTGTTCAAGAGAGAACAGCAGCAGGCGGATCTCATAAGTATCGACATGTTATGGGTTATCAAAGACTAGAAGAGCTTGGAGAGATATTGAAACGATTCTCGTTCCGTGTTCTTAAAAGCGAGTGTCTTGATTTACCAGATAAGGTTTATATGAAACGTGAAATAGAAATGACACCTGAGCAGAAGAAAGCGTATGACGAGATGAAACAGTTCGCAATGACAGAAATTGCTAATGAAACAATCACTGCTCAAAGTGCCGTTACTATTTTATTACGACTACATCAAATTACCTGTGGTCACTTAAAAAAGAACGATCAAGTATTGCCTTTAAAAAATAATCGAGTCAATGAGATGCTTGATGTTATTGAAGAGATGGAAGGTAAAGTTTTAATCTGGGCAGTGTATCGTCATGACATTCAAGCGATTACAAAAACCTTAGCAGAAAAATATGGTCCTCAAAGTGTACGATCCTTTTACGGAGATACTTCTGATCAAGAACGACAAGAAGCAATTGATTTATTTAAAGACGATAGTTCAGATTTACGCTTCTTTGTTTCTAATCCTCGAACAGGTGGATATGGTTTAACTTTTGCTAATTGTAAGAATGTTATCTATTATAGTAATTCTTATGACTTAGAAGTTAGGTTGCAATCAGAAGATAGAACTCATAGAATAGGTCAAAAGAACACCTGTACTTACGTTGATTTAATCTGTGAGCAAACAGTTGATGAAAAGATTGTTCACAATTTAAAAAATAAAATAACAATGTCTAATAAGATATTGGGAGAGGAATTAAAAAATTGGTTGGTTTAGTTAAAAAGTATGATTATATAAATCTCAAGAGGAAGGCTGTCGACGGATCTCGTCTTTACGAAACAACATCAGGCAATCTGCCATCAGTCACAACTATTCTCGGAACATCAAAGAATAAAGATGGCATCCAAAAATGGATTCAAAAAGTCGGTCAAGAAGAAGCTGATCGAGTAAAAATAGAAGCTTCTACGATTGGAACGTATATGCATGAATATTTGGAAGGGTATTTAACGGGCGAAGGGTATGAAAACCAAACAGAGTATGGTCAAAAAGCTAAAACAATGGCTCAACAAATACAAGAGCAAGGTTTATGCAATGTGGATGAAGTATGGGGATGTGAGGTGGGTTTGTTCTACCCTCATCTTTACGCTGGAACTACTGATGTTGTTGGTGTTCATAACGGTGATGACGCTATCATAGACTTTAAACAAGCCAATAAACCCAAACAAAGAGAGTGGATTCAAGATTACTTGATGCAATTAGCAGCTTACGCTTTAGCTCACGATGTTATGTACGGCACTAGAATTAAAAAAGGTGTGGTTATGATGTGCACAAGAGATTTATTATATCAGGAATTTGTCTTAGAAGGGGAATCTTTTTTAAGAGCTCAGCAAGCCTGGTTACGCTTAGTAGGCGAGTATCATATTAAGAACAGCAATAACAATTAATAAATTTGTTTATTTGCAAGGAACCACTAAATCTAAAAACTTTTGCGATACACAAAATTCCTTTCATGTTTCGGTCATTGCTGTTCTTCCAAACAGAATATCACAGCTATTGTGCAAAATAAACATTAGTTTATTTAAAATTTGTGGATATTTTTCTTGACGAAAGGAAATAAAATGATGTTCAATTTAACTAAAAGATCCATGGATCACTTTTTAAACTTCTTCAAAACCAAAGAAGATAAAGACGAAGAAATTAAAGATTTCTGCCAAGCTGAATATAAAAACGATTGGTATGCGGCCTACATGACATTTAAGCAAGAAGGCCGATTCCCTAATTTTATTAGAAGAACGCTCTAAGCGTTTTCAACTAAAGAAGCAAGTTCTTTGCAGCGTATGGGGGTCTGATCATGCCAACGGCTGTCGATCATCTGCGCCGCAGCTTCTTTTTTGTTACCATTAGATAATGCTTTCCAGAACTTACGAAATTTTGAAACACCTGTCTTTCCGAGTTGAAAAACCATTTCCACGATTACGTGCTCAATTATTTGGGGTAGTCTCGTATTACCTCTATACAGTTCTCCGATTAGCTGCTCTGCTCCTGCA